CTGTTTATTCCGTCTAGCATAAGGCTAGAATCATCAGCAAACACACTGCCCTTCATATCGCCTTCGTAGAAAGCTACACCGCCACCTAAGAATACAGCATCAACATATGACTTTGTAGCAGCATCCTGCAAATCTAAAGGATCTGCAATATTAGTAATTCTGCTACCACTGCCTACAATATTTCCCACGCCGTTAGCAGCGTTAAGAATTAGGTTACTGCCTGATTCAATTGTAACTACACCAGCACCTGTAAATTCTAATGTGTCTGCTGTAATGCTATCTGCTGTGATAGAACCTGTGTTAATATTACCAAAATTTGTTAGATCTGGCGGAGTATAAGTAAAGACTCCGGTTAGGTTATTATAGCCTAGAGAACCGTTGCCTGATGCCAGAGGCTCACTTGCTACACTAAACGCAGTTAAATCAACCCCGCCGCCAGCGGCAGCTCCTGGTTGCCAACGTTGGTTACTGCTGCTCCATACTAGAGACTGTCCATCTGTAGCACCAACCTGTGACAGTCTATGTGTGTTTAATCTCGAACTGACACCATCAACTAGTAGAGTACTGTCATCACCAAAAACACTGCCTACTAGATCTGTGTCAAAACTTCCGCTAGCTAGTGCAGCATTAATAGCAGTGTCAATGCCAGCAGCATCAAGAAATCCCATGTCATTGGTAAATTCTGACAGTGCTGTTGGTGCTCCGTATACTGCTGAATAAGATATTCTGCTAGTTGCTGCATCAAAAACTAATGTACCGTCATTACCTCTTAGGTTACCGTAAAAGTTTTGTGCATGCACTTTCCAAAATCTATTAGTCGGTATGCCTATTTGATTGCTGCCGTCTGATGCTGGTAATATGTTTCCTGTTTCAAGTGTAAGATTGTCTACAGAAATATTTCCTAAATCATTTACTTCAGAGAAAACTATTCCGGTTGCTGTAGAATTGACTCTTAAAAAATTACCAGCAGAATTGTTATAATTGCTAGGCACATCGGTTAAATCTGTAAAACTCTGTGCGACAATAGGTTGCCCTGCAATCGTAATTGCAGCAGCATCGATAGTTCCAAGGGCATTGATATCCTGTACTTCTTCTATGCTGTTATTTCTAAGATAAAGGTTATCACCTGCTGGCAACTCTTTTATCTTATTGCCATCACTAACATCTATAATTAATGGATATCTATTTGCCATCTTTGCTTCCCATATACGTATTTATCGAATAGTTTATTAGTCTTCCCAGCGCACAATTTGTTGTATTGATTGTGCGCTCACACTTAGACCTAGGCCTAGACTTTCCACAGTGATTGCTAACTTACTGTCTGTGTCTACTATAGCATCTATATTTGCTAGAGGAGACAGTGAAGTATAAATTACTCCAAACACACTTGCATAAGCATTAGAATCATCTATTTTCTTGATTGCAATTACTTCGCAACTCTGTATAGTTTGATCTTGAGCAATAATCTGAAGAACAAATTTGCCTGTAATTACATCGCTATTAATAGTAGTAAAAACAGTTTCTGTTTGACTTGGTCCGACGTAAGTGGTAACTGTTCCGCCGCCTATATTTTCATATATCTCTGAAAAGTTTAAATTTATTTTGTTAAATGCAGTTCTTAAAGGATCGCCGTCACCTTTGTTAGCACTAGTCCCAATGTTAATTGTTTGTTTTGCCATTTTGATTACCCTTTAAAAACGCTACTCTAATACGTGTGGAAGAGACCACAACCTGTCGAGGCTGTGAATCTCTACTCACTACTGCTTGAGCTTTTCCGCTCTTGACTAATTTTTCTATTTGACTCTGTTTCATTAGTGTTTACCTACAACAATTTCTATGGTGCCTCGATCAGTTGACTCTTTGTTTTCAAGAGCTTTACCGATAACCGTACCAACTTTTGCATCATTGTCTACGATAGCATAGCCTGGTATTGCAGCAGCTACCAACATGTCACCCTTGTTAACACGACCAATAACCTTACAAGGTACACGACCTTGTAGTGCTATTGCTGTTACATAAGTGCCTTCTAGTTGGCTGTTCATTAGGTGTGCAGGATTTGTAGAAACAACACCCGCTACTCGTCTGTCACTTCTAATATCTGTAGTAGTAACTTCTGCTGATCCACCAAACACTAGTACTGTGCCAGGTTCATATTCTGCATCACCTAGATAGTTTTCTGCCAAGTCAGCATAGTATGATTCAGTGGCTGTACCTCTGAACAGAGTAGCATAGATATTTGCATACTTTAGTGTAGCACTACCAATGTTATAAATGTTGTCAGTTTCTGGTACAGCGCCTGTTGAACTAAACTTCATAGGCACTACACTTGAGCTTGTTCCAGCGTCTGCAACCACCATACTGATCTGTCCAGCTGTAGACTTACCAGTATTAGCACCAATAGCAATACCTGTTGATGCTGTGCCTCTTTCACCAGGTGCTTCTAGGAATGAAGTATAAATCCAGTCAACACCTAGTCTCTTTTCGTTGTTAAAGTTAGATGCTGCCTGTAGAACACTCTGTTGTATTCCTGTGCCGCTAATATTAACGTTACCTGGAATCTGTAGGTCAGGATATGTAGGTGTTGCGCCGCCACTACCACCGACTGCTCGTAGTATCACGCCCTGTGCAGGTGTTTTAAACACTAGCTCAGTAGTGTCAAGTGCTAGCACTTCATAGCTTGAGTCACCGCCTAGTATTAGTGAGTTGACCTGTATGCTACCGCTACTGTTGGTTTTAACTATAGAATTAGTTTCACCTGTTTTAGTAACATTGGTTACACCGTAAACACCAGTAGCTGTTTTTATCAGTGCTAGACCAGGATCAACACCTGCCCCAAGTTCTGTTGTAAAATCGCCATCTTCGAGACCACCGCCTTGATTAACAATAGTACTGAAAGATATTTCACTCACAGCACCTGTTGATCCAGTTGAATTACCAACAACTGTCTTTGAAGAAATGTTCTGAATAGATGCTAGTGATACACCGTTATTCTTAAGTGATATAAATCCATTAGTAGCATCAAAGTTCAGATTACTAAATGCAGCACTACCTAGATCGTTCTGTGTAATGCCCGTAGCATTGGCTCTTGTAGTCGCAGCATTTAGACTTAGCTTGCTCTGAGCAATAGCTGCACTACCGCTTACGTCTGCGTTAACAATAGTACCTGCCTTTATCTGTGCGTTTAATGATGTGTATCTACTTGGTGAAAGGACTCTGTTAGTTGTAAGTTGAATGTCACTAGATGCATTCCATACACCGTTAGCCCATTCGTCAATTGGTCCATCAACTACCTGTCCGCCAGCACCACCTAGTACACTAACAAAGTCAGCTACTGTAATTCCAGAACCGCTGTTTGGTGTATAAACTAATGCTATTAGATCGCCTTCGTAACCTTGTACCTCAAACAGATCTACTACAGTGCCTGTTGATCCAGAATCGCTGCCGGTAAACACATCACCTACTTCAAAAGGTCCCCCAACAATAGTAGTTGCAAGAACAAATATTTTCTTATATCCTGTTGCTACTAGTAATTGGTTAGCTTGTAGATCATTGATTTCAATGTCTCGCAATTTTGAAGTTGCATTAACTGTTGAAGATGATGCATCAACGTATGCTTTAGTTGCAGCATCTGATGCTGTTATAGGTGCTCGCAAGTTAGTGATAGTGTTGCCCGCTGCATTTAGATCATCTGTCATTGGTACTGCACCGTTAGGAGCAAGCACACCAGGACCTAATTTATTTGCAACAGCATTACCGTTTACATCATAGCCTAAACGTCTGTTTACATAACCACGCACAGCACTTTCTGTAGGAACGCTGTCTGATGCGTTGTCAGTCATAGCCGAGTCTGTTGAGAACTCAGTAATAACAACACCGCGTTTGAATCCTAGTCCGTCAACGTCTGACAGTGCAAGTGAAGCACTGAATGTAACTGTACCAGTACCTTGGTCAACGCTAAAGAATCTACCTACACGGAAGATACCGTTTTGGTCTGTACTTACATAGAACACACGACCCTTACCACGTTCCTGTACTTCTTTGGCTTGATCTGCTTCTCTTGGAAGACCAAAAATTACGTTAGGATAGTTACTTTGGTTAAATCCGCCTGTACCTACGTCTAAGAAATCATGCGATGTAGCACGACAGGTTGAAATGTTAACAGTAACGCTACCTGTCGATCCTGCTTCAAGACCTGCTCTCAGTGTAACAGTTTCACTGCCTAATATTACAGGAGTTGAAAGGCCACTAACTGTGACCTGATTAATGTCGTCGCCTGTTGGTTCAATGTCAACAATACCGTAGGCGTTATCTTCTGCAACAGGAACTACAACGTTACTAGCATTAACACCTCTATAGTTGAACACGTAGAATTTCTTACCACCCCATGAAAGTATTGGAGCTCTAACTAGAGATCCTGCGGTCCAACCTGCGGGTCTATTTGCTTCAGGTGTCTTGAGGTTGTTGTTTAATCTGAATACTTCGTTAGCATCCACCGTCGGCGCAACAGCAATTACTACGTCACCAATTGTTCCACCCTTGGTTGTGCCACCATTGTTAAGTGCTGTTTGAGCAGCTTTTTCGGCATCAACAATCAATCGTATGTAATCATAACTGGTATCAAATCCTGCCTGTGATTGATTTAGATCTAAATCATTGCCCAAGCTATCAGAATTGATAAAGCTGATTGATCTATAAACAGTGTTTGGATCTTCATCAAAGATCACAGCAGTTGAAGGTCTAATAGATAGTACGTCTGGTCTTGCAAGGTCTCCTAGAACGTGTGTTTGATTTCTTCTTAGGTTAAACAACACACCCCATGGAACAGCATTTAGCAGACCGTTTGTACTATATCGTACATCTGATGTTGAGAAGTTTAGTTTATAAACAACACCACTATATTTAGGTGTTGATGCTTCAACAGCGATTGTACCAGCAACAGTGACTCCTGTTATCTGCCCTGCAGAGTTTATAGATGAAACTGTTATAACAGCATTGTTAGCTGGAGTAGCACCGCCTAATTGTGCGCCTGCAACTGTTATAGTATCGCCAACGGAATAGTCTTCACCTATGGTAGTGATAGACGCAGTGTAACCGTATTCGATTGTTTTGTAAAGAGTAAATCTAGCACCGGTACCAGCTACGCTTACTGTGGTAGCAGGAATAGTACCACCAACGTCTGGGAATGATCCTACCACTGGTCCCGCTACTTGAACGTTTGCTACTTCGTAACGAGCGAACGCGGGTCTAGCAGGATGATAGATATCTAGCTCTGATCTATTGCTTGGTATATCTTTAATATCGTAAGCATGTAGATATAGCTGTTCAACAGGGTTTCCATAGCCTGTAGAATCAACGTCTACAGGGACACTGTTTGCACCAAGTCCTACAGGTCCTACAGTCTTTTGCAATTGATGCGTTGCGTCAAATGCACCAGTAACATTTTTTAGGTAAATTACTCTAGAACCAGTAGCAGCAGTACTTACAGAAACAGTACCTGTTGCAGTACTGACTAGCTGGCTAATTGTATCACCTTCAACAAGTGTTACAGGTCCAGTTAGATATAGAACAACGTCTGCATTAAATGTTCTAGCAGGCTGCACCATGTCCTGTACCAGTTCAACAGCATCAGGAATTTCATTAGGGTCTGAACCTTCTGCTACTAGGCCATATTCGCCGTAACAGCTTGAACCTGTTAAAGAACGAATCTCTGAACCATTCTTGGCATAGTAGGATGTCCAGCAGTAGTAGGTAAACATCGATACCATTTCTGATAGCGCACCGTTTACACAGACTAGTCCATAACCCAAGTCATTAACCTGTGTAAAGTCATTGCCCAGCATAGATCTATTACCTGCTGTCTGTAGCGTAATGTCTAATGGAGCAGGAACACTCTGTACTACTCGTCTTGTAATCAAGGCAGTGTTTACATCGATCGCATCTTTAGCATCTTGATATGCTGCCAGTGCCCAAGTTATATTTGGGTATGCTGTAGCTGGTAGTGCTGAAAGCGTGTCTGAACTGATAACTGCTTGAATAATTCCTACTAGGTCTTCAACAATAGCCTGTTCTGTTGCTGATGCTGCTGTGCCTGATGTTTGACCAGGATATAAGTTTCTAACTATCTGACCAACAATAGTTGCTAACTGCCCCATCGCAGCAGCAGTAACAGCCTTTTGTGCTGAAGGTAGAACACTAACTGCTCCTTCAAAATAAGCAGTAGCAGCTGATATCGTTGCTGAGTTACCTTCATATTGAACGTCATAGCTTAGTGCATCAACAATGTATCTAATATCTCTAGCGCACTTAACACCGTCATAAACTAGACCAACATAGTTAGCTGTGAGCCAAGCAATTATTTCACTTGATATAAAAGTTCTATTGGATTGTAACAGTGTTCTTGCTCTAGTTCTGTTTACACTGGTTCCCGGATTGGTCCAGGTAATTGCGTTAGCAGCACCCTCACCATTTTGAATGATGTCAATTACTTCGTTAAATGCTGCGGTAGCCCTAGATGTAGCAGTACCATTTGCTAGTACTTCTGGTAGTGCTAATACCTCAGCTTTACCAACTTCAATAGCATCTACTGTTTCAGTAAGTTGGTTATCAATAACTTCTGAAGCATTGCCTCGTCTGTAGGCAAGACCGTTTGTCACAGCATTATAATTTGTTCCTAGTGCTAGGTCATAACCTACACCTTGTAAAATTATACCTGTGTCTCTTGCACATTTTGCTTCGTCAAATTCAAATTCACCGATTGCATCTAAATTGTAGCCTGTGATTAACGAGCTTGTAATACCGCTAAATCCTAAACCGTCGTTTGAGTTTCTATCAAGTATTAGTTCAGCTGTACCAAAGTCCGGATCGTATTGTGTACATGCATTAACCTGGAAACGTCTACCGTCAATGTAGAATGCACTTGGTGTTTCAGGCTTGCGAATAAACAGACCCTGATCCGGCAAACTCTTGATTCTCAATCTAAATGGATCGCCATCAACTCGTTCAACAACCTGTACAGCACTATTACCAGTAAAGGCGTCGATAAACATACCACCACGGAATGCTTTTTTATTCAAGCTGGCTGAGAATGAAGAACCTGTCTGTATGTATGGTGATTTAGTAAGTACCTGTCCTTCAGGATCGAGAACGACCATGAAGCCGCCATGTCCTTGTACAGTACAGTTACGAATAATAGTTGCATCATTCATCAAGAACACATCCATGTCCTTGTTATGCAGTGGTGGATTGTAGGCTGGATTAAATGCAAATGTTACAGTATCGATTAAGTTCTCTACTGTTTGAACTGGCCCGTAAACTTCTGTCCAATATGCAGATATTTCAGGAGCATTGAAAACAGGACCAGATGTGTGTTCAGAAACGCACTGATAGTAGACGTAATTACCGCCTACAAAAAATCTAATTACATTGCCAACTCTATACAATTCTCCAGCGGCCCAATCTGCTGGATCAGCACTACCATTAAATAGGTCTGGCTCTGGATAGTCTAAATCTACTCCGTATATTGTTGGAGGAGCTTCACCGTCAAATAGATACGAAGCGATTGTATAGATATAGTTCATACCTGCGATACAACCAGCCTGATTGATTCCACCAAGCGAACCGCTATAGAATTCTCCCTGTGTTTCTAGAGAAAATTCGTTGCCACCGTTGCGTAGGTCTTTTATCAATGCTTCAACAATGTAGCCTGTATCTCTCTTGCTTTTTGCTTCGCTGTAGTTACCTACCATTGATGGATAGGTAGTATTGATATACTTGACTACCTGCTCTTGTATAAACTCTTTATTGTCAATGAGTGTAAGTGCAGCAGTTTCCCAATTACCAATATTTCTATAACCAGCACCGATGTTCTTTAATCTGCTGGGGTCTCTTAGATAGTGATAACCAAAGTAACCATCCACGTTTCCTGATATAGGATTGATATATTCAACACCATTTGGTACTGAAGTAATCTCTATGAGAAGATCAGGTGCGCCGCCAGCGCCAAGTTCATCATCTGGAACTGTTATTAAGTCACCCACTCTCCAATTCTTACCAGTATTTGTTGCAGTGATATCAGTAACTGCACCATTGGCATCAACAGTGATTTCAAACTCTGCTTCTATACCATAGCCTGTTGTTACATACTGATTAGGTAATATTGTATATGTTCCAGCTGTGCGCACAGGATGTGCAGGTGTGCTAGAAGTTAATGTTTCAATAGATGATTTACCTAATACAAGTCCGTCAAACTCGCTGTCTCTATAGAAGAATGTAGTTGCATATCTTGATTGAGATATTCTATTCTTAGGACGTATTAGAACACGACGGAATTCATCACCGTTGATTGAAACGTTAGGCGGAATTCTAATAGGATAGTCTTCGTGATAGATACCGCTTTCAACTTGTAGAGTGATCTGTGTCTCTCTAACAATCTCACCGTATTCTAGCTGTTCGCCTTCTTGGAATTCAGTAGGTTCCAACAATTGAACTTCAATTTCGTCTGTTTCAACAACACTAACTGCTCGTGGTCCTGATTCATATTTGTAATCAATAATTTTAGCAATAGCGCCTGAGCTCTTACCGCGAACAATTTTTCCTGGAATAATATCTGTGTTTTCTGGATTGGCTTGATCAATGAAGCCAAAGTTACCATTTGAAATATTAATTTTATAATTTGTAGAACCGTCAACGATAGGTGGTGCATCAAGCACACCGTCATTAATAACATCTAGTATGATCTGGAACTTTGCATCAATAGCATCGTCAGCCGCAGCATCTGGTATTACAGTAGGTTCAATATACTGTTCTATTCTATTTTGGTAAGTTGTTGGTACTGGTAGATTCTTAAGAATATAATTTACAACAAGATTTCTAGCGTACTGAATACCAGCAATCGTTTCGGTTCTTTGACTTCCTATAGCCTTTTGTGCTGAAGGACTTGAGTAGTATCTAATACCAGACCAACGTGAAAGATAGTTTGCGTTGTTTCCTAGAAGTGCATCAATTGAAACAGCTTCAAGAATATAGCCTACATCTCGCTGGCATAGCTCTACATTGTATGATCCTGCAAATGCTGGATATAATGAATCAATATAGGCTGTAACTTCTTTTTGTATAAATTCTTTGTTAGCTAGAATCAGTGTTCTAGCATTGTTTCTACCTGCGATAGGTGATGTTACACCCGAACTTACAATTTCACCTGTGCCTGCACCTGAATTATAAGTCATGGTCTGCATGTAAGGACCAGGCTCATAAGGTGCTGACAGGATTATTTCTTCTGCCTTGCGAGCAGCAGCATTTAGTGTTCTATAAGCATAGGCAGGATTTCTACCCTCTTTACCTACTGGAGTATTAGTCTGTCTATCATCACCGTTCGTAGCAACATACAGGTTTACTTGGCTAGTTGCGGCAGCATTGTCAACATAAAGTTTTGTTGCAGCTTGTAGGTCATCAGGTCCGTTTGGTAAACCAAAACCTGACAGTTCGCCTGGATGGTCGCTTAGGTGTAGCACACCTTCCATGCTATCGCCCTGTCTACGAACAATAGATTTTCTAGGCAGTGCAACATTTGATAACCAATTACCTGTTAGGTCTGGATCGTAAGCAGCATCAGTGATTGAGAACGTTCCTGTGCCACCACTTAATAGAATTCTTGAAGTACCGTTAACAGCATCAGTTTCAGTAGGATGCAGTGATATAGAGTTTGGTGTTTGAATTCTTATGTAAACAGTTCCGCCTGTGGTTACACCAAATGGGTCTGTTCCTGTGGAACGGAATATAAAAGGAGCACCATTAAATGCTTGTGTTAATCCGTGGCCGGGAATTGTTAGATTACCTAAGCTAATACCTGTTGATGTTTTAATGTACTGACTAGTACTGGCAGGTTCGTCTGCTAGACGAAGGCCACCACCCGCAACTTCTTTTTGCTGATAGTTTCTATCACCATAGGCTTTGTTAATAACAAGAGCGTCAATGCTTAAATCAGTACCGTAAACAGAGTTAAATGTATCAATAGCTGCCTGTGATATTGCTACGTTAGCAATAGGCTGTGTAGCAGCATTTAGTGGACCACCTAGTACAGGTTCTGGGTCATTAGATACTTTTGAAACTAGCTGTCTAACAATTAACTTGCCATCTACACTAAAATCAAATCCAATAGTATCGATTGATCCGTCAAAGGCATTGTCAGATGCTAGTTGTAAAAACGCAATACCTGAACCATCGCCTTTAACAGCAGGAACCTTGTTTTCCTGCCCTTCGTAAGTATCCGGAGTATCAGTTAGGTCAGTTAGCGATATCTGTCCGCCAATACCAAATACAGCATACAGTTCTGTAAAGTTTTCATTAACCTTACGGAACGATTCTCGTATACTATCGCCGGTACCGTCGTTACCTTCTACGCCAATGTTAATATTTTGCTTTGCCATTTATTGCTCCGTTACTCCATAAAATGCGAATGTATTCTGTCATCAAAACTAACGCTCACACCGCAACCGCAACTGCTTTTTGCGTTAGGATTAGTTATTTCAAACTGTGCTCCGAATAGATCTTTTACATAATCTATTCTTGTTCCGAAAAGATAGATCAAACTCTGCACACCTATAACTAAATTGCCAGCACCTGCGCTTATTACTTCGTCTTGTGTGTCTACATCATTTTCAGATTTAACCAGCCCCCAGTCGTATTCAAATCCTGCACAACCACCACCTTTAACATTTAGGCTGATGCCGTAGCAATCATTTTGTTTACATAATGCGTTGATTTGGTCTTGGGCTGCTTCTGTTAGTGTGCAAATAGACATTGTTCTACCTCTCTATGATACTATTTAGCGTAAGATTTTATAATCTTAATGTAAATATAGTTATGTTCTTAGGTGAATACAAAGAAAAAACACGACACGAAAGACAGTCTAAGTCTGGAGTAAGGCATGAGTATTATCGCTACAAAACATTTGTTCGTTTGCGTTGTGATGCCTGTGATAGCGAATTCGTGAGAGAACGAGGATCTATGGATCCTAATAGACTAAGCAATAATTATTTTCACGTTTGTTCTAACTGTGACGCAAAGCGTTATGGTCAGAAGAAGGGTGTGGAAAGAAAACAGGTCTGGGATTTAAGTGCATCCTCAGACCTGCCTATTAGTAAACTGTAGTTTTAATTGTTTGGCCGACGCAAAGACTGCTGTAGTGCATCAACTGTGGTTTGTAAGCGTCCTAGTTTTCTTTCTAGAACATCTGTGGTTGCTCGCTGTTTGCGCAACTGTTCTTCTAAACTCTGTACGTATCGCTGTGTTGGAATCTGGCGCTCAACACCATCTTCGCCTAGCATGCTAAAATGGTCCGCACCTTGGCCTTTTAAACCGCCTGTTACTCGATTGGGATTCTTCTGGCTTTCTTTTTCTAAAGCCGGAACCTTTCTACCGTACATGTTTGTTAAAAAACTCATTGTGATCTCCTAGTATTATTTAGTAGCATACTCATAAAGGCGCTGTGTAGCAAGATTCTTCATTTTGCTTTCTACCATAATATCAGCATGATCTAAAAATGCAAGGGCCCAATCGTTAACAGCATCATTCCACATATAGTCAGAATGTGCTCTTAGTTTGGCTTTTTTGTATCCTTGTCCAATAAGATCTTCCAAGGCCGGCCTTTGGTCTTGTCTATGTTCTGTGAGATAATCTTCTCTAGATATACTGTAATGAATAACAGGACGCACACCGCGCCAACTGTCAATAACACGTTTGAATCTATCATCATTGGGTTCTATATACTCCCCTGTTTTACACCAGTGATGGTGAATATCTAGCACTAAGCCCAAATGTCCACTGAGTTCGAGGCTGTGTTCGATTCCCCAGGTGTTTTCGTCGTTTTCGATCGTGATGGTGTTTCTTGCTTCTGTGGATAACCTTGGGAGGACTGCTTTGATGCCGTCGGGACCGCGCCTACCCGCGATGTGGACGTTGATCTTAAAGTCCTGGAAAGTCTTGCCATATCCCATCCAACGGGCCATATCTGCATGATACTCAAACTCCTCTATGCTTCGATCTACAATTTCATCGTTATCAGAAGCCAACACTGTAAACTGGCCAGGATGCATACTGAGACGAACATTAAGCCTACGAGCAGCCTCACCCACCTTGGCAAATTCTCTTTCACAGTAGCTTTTAACATCTCCCAGTCTCCAATAATACCCCCATGTAGGCTCAGTGTAGACAGGCAAGCAATCGCTACCCAATCTAACCATTCTAAGCTCTTGCGGTAAAGTGCCAACATATTCTACTAGATTCCTGTACGAAGCAATATTATGCTCCATAATATCCCACAGTCTTTGTTCTGCAACATCCTTGGTCTGTCTGTTGAGCCATTGGACTGTGGTTGCTCTAGTATTTAGTGGACGTTCAATCTCTTCCAGGAGCTTCTTCTTCTGGGTTTGATCTGGGTGCATATATTTGCAAGCGAAGCCGATACGTTTAGTCATACTAGTATTATAGCTTGTAATTGTTGAAATGTCAAACAGAATATTTTGTGTTGCTCAAATTGATGTAGTTAAAGCTAATTACGGTTCTGCCTGCATAGCCATTAGATGATGATCCGTGTTCTAACCAACTAGGAAATAACACACATCTTCCTACAGTCGGTTCAACTGAGGCAGCAGGAGAAGTGTAAACGGTATCATGATTTTTGGTTTCTTCTGCCATTCTATAAATCATAGTTGGATTTGTAAAATGAAGACTCGATGCATCTTTGCCAGAATCGATATAAAGAGCTCCGCTTATTGTTGCTCTTTCGTGTCTATGCGGAATTACTTCGCTGCCTTCGGACATTACGTTAAACCAACTATTGGACAATATTACTTCTGCTAGCCCTAGATGTTCAGCATAGGCAGCAACAGCTTCGTCAATGTGTTCTTTAAGATTTGTCAGTTTTGGATCGTGTAGTATGCTTCCGCTATCAACACCCCAAGAACTCTTTCCTCCGGGAACTAGCGCATGGCCTGCGGTAGAGTAATCTTTTATTAGATTCCTAGCAATATCTATGTCAGGTAAACTGCTCATATCAAATATGCCTAGGGGTATTGCAAATGCATCTATAAACGATGCAGATACAGTTTGTGTCATTTTATTTCCAGTTTTCTTTGCACCAAGGATCTATGCAGTCCGCAGGATTTGGCTCTCCATGGAATACTGCAATACTTGTGGTTGGTTTAATTAAAGGTTCACCAGGAGTTTCAAAATTCCTGATACCTTTACTATCTCTTATCATATGAGGTTTGCCGCGCATTTCCCACTTGTAACTTTGTATCCATTCGTCAGGCCAATAGTTAAAGTTCTGTTTGACAGAGTAATAGATCCAATCTTGATCGCCATGAAACTTTCCTATTACATTTTTAGGATTTTTAATTAAATCTAGATAGACATGACTGTGCTGTCCAGTTTCTAATCTAAACACACTAGAATTAAATTTAGCGTAGTCTTTGATCATGCAGCGATTAAAGTCTCTTATGATACAAAACTCTCCGGGCTTGTATGTGAACAAATAATCGATGTTGTTAAAAACAATTAGATCTAGATCTAAAAATAATACAGTGCCTTTTAGTTCTAACTGCGGGTCAAAGAACATTGGCTTGTACCACCAACCTTGGATACCAGAGTGAAGCGTCAATTGTTTGACTGTTATGCGAGGATCTATTCCGGCAGGATCTTCTGTATAGCATACAAACTCATGCGGAACCGTTAAGTTCCGCTCTACCATAGAATAGAGCGTATTAACGTATTCCGCAGAGTACTTGTTACCGTATTTTAAACAGACAACGTAATTCATTAACCTTCGTAGATAGCTGAGTTAGCATCGTGTTCAAATACTTCTGCTGAGAGTAGACGAACACCTTGGCCTGTAGGATAACGTGCTTCAAATGTTCTTCCATCTGGATGTGTCCACGCCCTACCTTCCTTGTATGCTTCAAGTATTTCATTCATTGTGTGGTACGCAAGTTCTGCAAACTTTTCGCAGCCTACCGCTTCAACTAGACGTAGATCAATAATACCTCTGTTTTGAAAGCCACCTTGTATCTTGTTTAGTTCGATAAATGTACCGCGTTCGGGATCGTCGTGGGCGATGATCAAAGTGTGATCAAACATCCATTCTGACCACTCCTTGAAAGCCTTAAGTCCACCGAAGTCCATAACCCAGTTACGATCATCTAGTGTCTCGCTTTCAAACTGTAGTCTAATACCAATTGAGTATCCGTGAAGTAGTGAGCAGTGTGAGTGTGTGGAACGCCACTGTCTAAAGCAACAGCTCAGACCTCTGTCGTTACCGTAAGTTTTTGTTGAAATATATTTTGCCATCTCTAGTCTCCTTTATTGAATGAGCAAGTTTGATGGCATGCAGAGTATTTAAAGAGGGTTGAATGCCTAAGAGTCCTCTATGCGTTAACATAATATATATTAACTTATCTTACTTATGTTGTCAACCTTTACATTGCGTTCATTCCAGGCTTTAGGTAATGCCCAGTCATTAGGTTGATAAATCGTAAAATTAATTTTTGGAAAGCATTGAAATATCATACCTATTTGGTGTATCCAATAAACTGGATTAATAAAATTATGATCGCTTTCTTTGTAGCCGTCTGTGTCTTTGTAAATGTTATTAATCTTACCTTCGTTGCCGTACAGATCAAATCCTAAGAGATTGACTTCTTTTTCTTTTGCGTAAGTTGCCGCAACTAGCACAGCATAGGGGCCACTGCCCCAATGCCAAGGATCATCCCATCGTTCGTTTCCTTTGTAGGGAAGATCCGGCACTCTGCGTATATTTTTTGTGTTATATTGATCTATCCAGTTGTGTCTAGTGTAGACTAGAGTAGTTTCGTTTATGCCTCTGCGTATAGCTTCGTCAACCATCTTGTTGTCTACACAAACAAGATAGTCCATAGCATAGTCACGCATGATAGCATTACAACCAACCTTGGGACCTTGCAGTTGATTGATGTCTATGTTCTTACGGCTTTCGCCATTGCCTATCGCATACATAGACATATTTACATTAGACTTTTAAGTCTTTCTTTATTTCCTGGATATCTTGTCTTACTGAATCAAACTTTTCAGTAGTATTGTTCATAACTATTGCTAGGTCAGCAATTTTATAAAGAGCCCACCACCACCAAACAACAGCCACAAAGAAAAATGTGCCGGTGCCTACTATAATGGCTTTGTGATAAAAACTGTCCCATCCTACAAAATAAGACAGAGCAAGAAATGATAAGACGACGATAGGTAATGTGCCTGCGAAAAACGCCCACAATTTCACTTGACGAGTTGTGCCTTTTAAAAAGTTAAACATTGATTTTCTCCCTCAGGAAAATATTTATGAGGGCGTTGAAAGAATTTAAATGCTGGTATTAAGGAGCTATCTGACCGAATGGTTTCCATTCGCCAGGAGTACCGTCTCTTGTGCAAACCCAACCTACATAGCCGGTAGGTTTTGGATTTGAATTCCAAACTATATCGCCAACTTTATAACTGCCTGCGTTTGGTATGGCATCTGCTACTTCTTGACGCTTGCCTTGGAATTTAACAGGTCCTGCTGTTACGATATCGCAGTCAGGATTTTTAATGTTAACGCCTAGCTTGCCCTGTACAGTGGTTACAGCTTCTACGTTAGAACCAATTGTAATACGACCAGCTGAACTGATAGATATACGTGCAGTGTTATCAGTGATAATATCAAAGTCGCTAGCTGTCCAGTTACCTATGCGAGTGCCTTTGATTGTCTCAACATCAATTACAAATTCACCGTCCATGCCTGCAACACTTACAGTTCCATTTGGTGATTCAGTACCGATGCCTAATCTCTGTGATGCACTTTCGTAGTGTAGATACTCGTCTACGTTTAAACTGCCCTGTGTTCTAAGATCTCTCAGTGTACCAACAGTAGTTAAACTTGAATTAGTTACTGTAGGTCCTAGTTCTCTTGCTGATAGTGCAACAGTATTACCAATGAAGTAGGCAGCATCTTGATGTAGATCAATTGACTCTGAACTCCATATCCTGTCAGGATTGGCTTGATAGATAAACTGTTTGGTAGATGCGCCAGTTCTCCAGAATAGGCCTTTACCGTATACGCTCTTACCTTCTTCTGCTACAAACTCTAAAGGACTTGTTCTTTCGTTTCTTATGTCTGCTGTTATTTCATTTACATGAAGTTTCTTTGCAGTTATCTCACCATGAACAAATAGGTTGCCTTTGACATTTGTATTTGAAAGGATGTTCTGAACATTGATATTCTCTGTGTGCAATCCTTTGTCGTTAACAAGAACAACGGATTGTGTAGCATCGTCTTTTATACCAATGCTTTGGAATTTAACTATTTTGCCGCCGCTGATGTGGTCGCCTGAAAGGCTTCTCTTTAATATTTCAGGTTGCGGAACTGGACGTGTGGCGATGCTCTCTACAGCTTTGTAGAGAGCATCCATTCCCTGTCTTAAATTTAGTAGATCAATGTCAGTAGTATCACTCATGCAAGTATTTATCAAATACCTGCATCAGCAATTAATTGACCTTTAGCAACACCGTATCAGCGTTAATACGACCATTTAATTTGGTGTCTGTTGTGTTGATGTTTTCAAGGAACTTGCGCAGTGCAACCTTGCCAGAGTTCTTAAACTCTTTGAGCTGTAGTTCAGGCTTGCGCAGTGTCTTTTGAACACTGAGTTCTTCATTGAATCCAATGATTGTAGCACCCTTAACACTGAGACCGCTACCAGCACGAGCCTGTCCTGTAGGATCGATGTTTTGGGCTACATATTTGCCCAATTTACGAGTCTTTGTGTTGAACACCCAAAGTTCGTTTGCACCCACAATTTCTGTAGGATTAATTGAAGCCAAACTGTTCTTATTGTCCACTTTGCAGTACTTGAGTTTGGACACCAACTTATCTGCTGATTTGGGCTTAGGAGTACGGGTCTTACGTGTCGCTTTGCTGGCGTCTACAACAAGCATACAAGCGTCTACAAGCGTTTCTAGCGCAGTTACATAGTTAGACACATCCTGCTTGGTTAAGTGGCTGTATCCTTCTTTGAGCTGTTCCAAAAGATCGACCTCTTTTGGATCCATCTTCTTCATTTGGGCGGCAGTGGGCATGTTTTGCAGTTCACGGAACTCTGCCAACTGGGCTTCATAAAATCCCATCAGCTTGCGAGCGTGTGCCTGTGTAACACCCATTTTAGTAAAATGAGATTTAAAGTCAAAGCCTTTTGGATTAAACTTCTTCTTGTCAGTGATGAAACCTTCCAACCAATCGTCGATGGCTTCAGAAGCTGTTCTAGCTTGTTCTGCAATACGTTCCTGAATGGTTGGAACATACGTATTAGCTTTGGCTTTTTCTTCAGCGGCCTCTTGGACTACTACAGTCTTACCTTTTTCGATAGCTTCTTCAAGGCGAGCTTTAATAAACGCACTAGCGGGTTTAATTTCACCCATAGTGCCTGCCAGACTCTGCCAATGTTCGTCATGTGCCTTATTGTAGTCAGGCATGCCTGTACGCAATAGCTTACAGCTGATTGCGACAACAATTGAAACTTCTCCAGCCTTGGCGTGTTTGATCTGTTCTGCGGTGTATTTGTTCTCTTTCATCCAAGCCCAAACGTCGGGCAATAGATCTGCGAGCTTGTAATGCTCATAATACCAATCTCGGGCGTTACGCTGAAATCTTTGGTATTGCTCACCGCTCCAAGTTTCCCAACCTTCGAAGTTAGGACCGGTGATTTTGTTACCGCGTTTGATAGTAGGTGCCAATCGCACTTTCTTTTTGCGAGGCGCCTTGATTGCAGTTTTGGTTGCCATATTTCCCTCTGGAGTTGTCTTACAATGTTTATTATATAGCCAAACAGAAAACTGTCAACCGAATTTGAGCCTATAAAAAGTCTGTTGCTTTTCTGTAAGCATTCCAGTTATTGCATAGTTAATTGTAAAGGCTGCAATATCTTGATGGGTATGCAGAGATATTTCTGTTGCATTTTCGCAACACCATCTACCTTGATCTGTTTTAGTCCAATCTATTATGTATTCCAAATAGTTTGGCTCCAAATGTATTGTTTCTTCTATAAGAGAAAACCGATGCAAGACAACCCTTGTCCTACTGGGTATTAGGAAATTTAACTGTAATGGAACCGTTGGATCTCTTAGAGTAGACACGTTATCCTTTAAGCGCATCTAGTGTCTGCTTTTTGGCTTCTTCTCTGATTTCCAATTTATGGATTGTTTGTAGTCCGCGGAACATTTCTTCAATCACATGAATAATGGCTTCTTTACCATCATCAGTAAGACTGCTATATTCTGGACTTACAGTGCTTTCTCGCCAAACCCGTGGATTCTGGCTCAGTTCCATAAGGGCACCGTAAACGATGTCCTTGTTCATTGCTCTTTTAATTTCAAATTTTCTCGCCATCTTCAAAGCCTCTAAAACGGATAAACCTCGGGAAACGTAACGAATAGCTGCCATCTTGGTTTTGGGTGATTGCATCAGCCCGAACCTCAACCATTTTATTAACCATCGAATCTTGTTCCACATGTTCAGCCCAAAAAGTTTCTCGTTGGGTATCACTAAATCCTGACCCAACGTTTACACGGATATCTCGTCCGTCATCATTACCATGGCATACAAAGGCTCCAAGTTTGCCTTCGTTGCGTCCGGTTCCTTCTTCTAAAGAAGTAATACTTAATGTTACTTCTATAAATGGTTTGGCTTTGAGCCACGAATGGCTCCGCTTGCACTCATAGGGTGCATCAACATCCTTGATCATAACCCCCTCATAACCACCGTCTACAGCCGCTTTATTCAGCTCTACAAAGCGTTTTTCTCCTTCGGGGGTACTTAGATCTACTGTTTCCCATTCCAGTGCTTGGACATGTTGCAAAAAAGCCACATGTTTTGACACCCAAGCCTGAACCATTAGACTGCGAGTACTCTGTGGCTTTTTCCACACACCTTTTTGGAAGTCTTCCAGTGGAATAAAATCAAAAAGATGTAGTACAGCATCACTGGCCGCAACATCGCTTTTACGGTGTACCTGCTTCATGAGATCCTGGAACGAAGCACTCATTACTTCGCCATCCAATACCAGGTCATAGGGCGGAGGATCGTAGCTCACTACCTTACGGATTTCTTCTGCGATATGTCCAAAGTTATGGAACTCCTTACCATTGCGACTGAACATGTCAATGCGTCCGTCTGTACGCACAACAGTGAGCACACGAACTCCGTCCAATTTAACTTCGATCTGTTTCTTGCCAGTCATCTTCTTTTCATGATTGGCACTGTCGTGGGCTAGCTGACATTCAAAAACAGGTATAGCATATTTTGGATAATCCACGGCTACCTTGTTTACAGTCTTTTCTGAAACGCCACAGCGTAGATCTTTAATTAAGATTCTACGATAAAAGTCGTTCCATTGAGCTTTGGTTGCTGTGTCCATGCAGAGCTTGATAGCATCTCGTGCCGCATGACCTGTGAGCTCTCTGCGATTGAGCTGCTCTGCTAGCATTTTAAAATTAGTCCAGGCAAGTCCTTGACCATCTACTGCGGCTTCTGGAACTTGCTTGACACCAAAAGTATAAAGAGGATCTAGTGCCATACGCACACCCTCAAAGAATTCGTCCAAACCTTCAGCCATAGCATCTTCAAGGATTTGTTCCTTGTTAAGCCTGCTGTTATGGATTTCTAACTGTCGGATAATAAAATCTGGTTGTGTGCGCATACAGTCCTCTAACTAAAGTTAAAATGGAATTCTTGTCTAAAGGATAAGTTGCCAGGCTGATCCTCACTATTAAGTAATTTTAACACCACTTCAGGAATAAATCTACCGAATTTTTCTAAAAATTCTTCTCTGGGTAGATTCTCTGCTCCTTGTGCATACCAAGTTCCAAAATGTTTTACAAATTCTCGTGCCGCTCGAAATTTGGCAGTGTTGGCTAATTCTCCAGGATGGAACCCTGTTTCGTCAAAGCGAGTTTCAGTTTTGTAGTCCTCTTGTTTTGGATATGCTCTTGTGATAAGAAGGCAGATGGTTCTGCCTTCACCTGTGGCAAAATAGTCACAGGCTATGAATTGGTACAGTTCTTCACTCATCGTTTTTCCAATCTACTACTATCCAACCTAACTGTTTTAGGTCTGCTCGTATTTCATCAGTTACAACACTTTCGCCTACATAACCTTTGGTACCGTCTTCGTCACCGTTACCAAGGCCTGAACCTATACCAGAGCAGTACCAATCAATGTAATCACCTTGCTGTCTCATGTCTGCGATAATACCGCCAGCATAACGCCAACTGCAACTCCAAGTTTGATCTTTGAGAATAGGCATGACTTCTAATTTTTGGAAATCATTGTTGCACATGGCTGCATACAGATTCTGTGCATAGGTGTCTGATGCACGGACCTTTTCTAAGATCCAATCATTAGTACGAAGGTCCCATTCCATATCGTTAGAATGATCTTCTGATTCTGCCCATTCTAAGTCTTTATCATTTTCAAGTCGGTACATCTCTAGGTAAGCTGGACTAGGTTCTTTACCTTCCTTTTCACAACGTTCGATATACTTTTCTACTTGAAAAGTGTTGCGTTCAGGGCTTTTTGATACTTTGCTCATTTTGATATCTTTCAAGCTCGTTAGCGGCTTCTTCTAGCAAATCAGATATCCGATCAGGTCGACCTTCTTGTACTGATTTACGATCTTGATTATTGCGTCTAATCTCCGCCCGCTTGCGAAGACGGAAGATTAGACTCTGTTCAGCTACCGGTAAATGGCTTTCGTCTTTCATGCTAATTGCTCCCTTACCCAAGCTAGGCGAGCCTGCTCGTCCATAGCAGTGTACTCAACAATGTTAGCACGAATAGCATCTACCAGCGGATAGTATTCTTCATCCAAATTGTGCTTGATGTCCTTGTTCAAATCTACCAACTTGTCTGTACGTGGATTGCGAGCAACCCACTTTGAAGTCAAGTAGTAAGGCGACTTGATCTTAGCACTAACACCATCGTCTGTATAGAATACGTAACCTTCGTGCTTACACTCTTTAGCAAGTTCTTTCAGACGTGCCATGTTTGTAATAACTGATTCAGCATGGTAGCAGTTAAGCATACGAGCCAAATCCATCAATACACATGGGTCATGTCCGACTTTACTTTTCCAAGTGTTTTCACGATAACCTAGTAGATACATGCCTGGCTTTTCTGGAATGATATGCGGATCACTTGGATGCACACATTCGAACATAAAAGTCATGCCATTGTTATCTGGTGTGCCTAAGATCATTTGCCAATCTGGCAATGGAGCATGTGTTAGCATCATTTCTTTGGCCATAGCAACATAGTCGCTGTCTGTACTACCGGTAGTTGAAACTATCAGTTCTCCATAAAATACAGTCATAGCAACCATAAAGCCGTTGACCTTACGGAATGCTGTAACACGAGTGTCGTCGGCAAGCACTGGTGCTTCTTTTTCGATACCGTAGTTATAGATTTTTGTGAAAGGATAGGACACTAGGTTGAAGTTGGCATCTACGATAGACCCACGGCATTCGGCAATGTAGTCGTTCCACAGATTATCGTAGAATACCTTCTTCTTGTACTTTAACACGAACAACCCGTTGCCGGCTTCCTTCATATTAACCAATCCGGAAGTAGCAACGTACTTCTTTAACTCGTCCTTAAACATTTTAACCACCTACGTTCTTTCTAGCGATTGCCATTAATGTACTATCGCCTTTGGTCATAACTTCTAACAACAATCTCTTTTCCTCTAAGTAGGTCTTAGCAAACTTTTGATCGTGTTCTAAGATACTACGAGTGTTAGAGA